CACCGGCCCGTCCTCGCCCTTGAAGCGGTAGGCGTAGACCGGCAGCTCGTTGTCGAGCTCGCCGACCTTGATCGGCGCGCCGCCGTCCGGCCCCTCCTTGAGGCGCTCGTCCGAGTGCAGCGCCATCCCCATTCCGATCGAGCCGATCGTCCCGAAGATGCCGCCCATCGTGGCGGACTGGTTCTGCAGCTGCGCGTTGTAGGCGCTCAGTTCGTCCTGGTAGGCGTTCTGCACGTCCCCTTCGTAGTTGGGCGCCGCGATGTTGACCGAGGGCGTCTGCGTCAAGGCTTGCGCCTGCGGCCCGCCCATGCCCATCAGCATCGCCACCGTCTGCATTGGCTGATTGTAGGCCAATTGCGCCTGGTTCAACTGGTTCTGGTAGTTGCCTTGCATCTCGCTGACCGCCTCGCCGCGGCCGGCCATGTACATCTGGTTCCAGGCGTTCTGCGCATTGTTGTTGAACAGCGTCATGGCGTTGTTGTAGGCGCTCGACCCCGGCGTCGCGCCCTGCGCCTGCAACTCGCTCTCCAGCTGCGCCTTCTGGTTGGCCAGCTGGTAATTCATCTGCGGCGCATATTCGCTGTAGAGCTGCTTGTCGATCGACTGGTTGGTGTAGTCGGGCGTGCCCGGCAGCTGAATGGGATTGCTGAGCGTCTTAGCGATCTGGCCGGAGAGCGCCTGGCCCGCCTCGCCGACGTTGAGCCCCGTCGCCTCCGAGTATTGCTGCTGCTGCTGGCCGGCCGGGGTGAACCACTGCGTCGCGGTCGACTGCGGAATCTGGAAATTGCCGAACGGCGTCTGAACGGTTTGGGTTCCCCGCCCGGTATATGTCAGGCCGCCATAGGGGCCGACCTGGTTCACCTGGTTCATCAGGCTCGTGGCCTCGGCCGAGCCGATGTTGGCCCCGGTCTGGGCCGCCGCGGTGGCGTAGGGATCAGGCGCCTGGGGGGGGGATGGTGTTCCGCCCATCAGTCCAATCCTTTCATCAATTCCTCGCGCAAAACGCCGTAGATCATCACGTCTTCCTTCCCGTCAAAGGCGCGGCGCAAGCGGCCCTCCTCGCGAAAGCCGAGCCTCGTGAGGAAATCGCGCGCCTGCGTGTTGCTTTCCGCCGTCCGCGCCGTGCAGCGCTGCAGCTTCAGGGTGTGCAGCGGATAAAAGAGGATGCCCCGGAACGCCGCCTTCGAACACCACGCAGGCGTCGAGAACGCCGCGGTGATCTCGATGTCGCCGGCCTCCCAGCGATAGTCGTGAAACACCACGCCGCCGACTAATTCCTCGTCGAGCATGACGCCGATGGCCCGGTACAGTTGCCACCCGGCGTTCGGCGGCAGCCGGCCGACCTGGGCCTTGACGAATTGCGCAACGAACGCGTCGGCGTGGAACAGGAGACTCCGGCGCCCCGGCAGTCGAACGAAAATCGGCCTATCCGAGCCACGCGCCGGCTTCATTGAGAACGTAACACGCGGTGATGTAGATGTGGTCGCTCGTCGCCGGAACCGGCCCCTGGAACGATACGCTGACCGTAGCGGCGAACTGATATCCGATGCTGCCCGCCGCCGCCCAGACCGCCTGGGTGTTGCCCGATAATCCCGAGACGACAATGGGGATTGCGGCCGGCGGCGCATAGTCGTAGTCGGGACTCATCGACGTCTTGGGATTGAACGTTGTGCTCGGGTCGGCGAGGAAGACGACCCGCATGGCGCGCGGCTGCTTCAGCCGTCCCGGCGCATCGAGGTCGTTGTAGGCCGAGACCCAGGTCGCGGTGATCGGTTGCGGGGAGGCCGAACCGCCCTTGTCGGCCGAGCCGGTCTCCGCCTGCCACACCACGCCGTTGCGGTCGCCGAAGAAGATGCGGTCCTGCATCACCACCCAGCTCATCGCATCGAGGCCCACGTACCGGCACCATGCGCCCGTCAGGAGGTCCAGGATGAACTGCATGTTGCCCGTCGTGGACGCCGGCCATCCCGGAGGGGCCGGCGCCGAAGGCCCGCTCGGCACGTTGATGAGCGCCATGTGGCTCCAGGGATAATTGAGAATGGCCCAGTTGAAGCTGCCGCTATACTGCTGATACGCGTCGGAGAACGCCTTCTCGATGTCCCAGGTGAAGGCCGCCTTCACCGCCGCGGCGCGGTCGAACTGGAGCGCCTTCGACATCGGCATGAGGCCGTCCTCGCACAGGCAAACGAGGTCCGAGTTGATCTCGAGCATGCAGCGCCACGGGATCGGCCGCCCGATGGTGAACTGCCCGATCTTGTTCCAGGTCGACGTGCTCGACGGGTCGGTCCCTGAATAGACGATGACCTCGCCTTCCGAACTCACGATGACGTATAAGTTGATCACCGCGTAGGCCGTGGCGTAAGTCCACTGGCCCCCGGCCACCATGTATCCGCCCTTGTAGAGAAGCGAGCCCATGGGAATCGATTGCGCCGTGCCGGAAATCGCGTTGGCCGGCAGCCACCAGACATTGGACGTGTTCTGCTCGGTGAAAAACAGATGCCCCATAAAACTCCATATGTTGGTCAATGGCGCGGTCGGCCCGGTGATGGCGGACGCCTGCCATTGGAGCGCGCCGCCCGACCCGCTCGGCCCATAGGTCTGCATCGGATCAGAGTTGTTGACGGCGCACAGAAACTGCCCGGCGGGCGTCGCGAAGTTGATCCATTGCCAACGGTCGCTGTGCATGCCGGTCAACGACGATGTTCCGGTTCCCCCGGGCGTGACGTCATAGACGGTGCTCGTGCCGGCCGCGGCGAACAGTTTCTGCGTCGCGCCGCTGAGATAGGTCATCAGCGTCTGGACCGGCATTCCGCTCATGCCGGGCAGCGTCGCGTATTGCTGGTAGCCGTAGCGGAGCCTCAAGCCGCCCGGCTCGGGGAACCAGTTGTCGAGCTGGACGGCGGCCTGCGGGTCCATCGCGCTGACCGGCTCGTTCATGTGCCAGCCCTTGACCGACGCGTCGATCTTGCTCACCCGGGAGATCGTGCGGGCGCGCTCGACCTTGTCGGCGGAAGGCTGGAACATCTACGTCCACTCCGCGTACCCGCTGGTCAGGTCGGTGACTGTGCCGGGCCAATAGACATCCCCGCGCGAGGGCTCGACCGTGGTGCGGATCGTCCGCCCCTGGCTCTGCTGGCCGGCGACCCGCTCGAACGTGCGCTCGGTCATGGTGAACTCCTCCGCGTAGGAAAGGCCCTTGGCCCGCTTCCACCGCCAGATCGTGCCGAGCCGCACCAGGCGCTCGGGGAACGCCGCGTAATCGGCGTCCGTCTGCCACGTCGTGTAATAGATCGGCGGGGTCCCGCTCGCGATCCAGACATCCGTCCCATAGACGTAGGAAATGATCTCGCCGCTGGCCGGCGCGGGATAGAACTCGATGTAGCGCTGGCCGCCCGGCCCGTAGGAGCTCGGATCGCCGATGAGGTGCCACAGCGACGGCAGGGGCGTGAAGGGCAGCTGCTTGAACCGCAGCAGGTCCTCCTCGTTGACCGGACCCGTAAGCGTGAGCGTCGGATAAAGCGAGCTGGTGAACGTGTCCGACGGCGAAAACCGGCTCCAGGCCGGGGGCAAGGGAAAAATCGCGGTCGTGCCGTCGCCGGTGATGATCTGCGGCGCGGTCCCGTATTGGAGCGCGCCGGGGCGGCGCAGATTGGGCCACGTCCAGCGCTCGGCCATTTCGTCGCCCGCGTCCTGAGAGAAAGCCGTCAGTTGTCTCACGCCCGGATCGGGATTGCCGATGATCGTCGCCGGCACGGCGAGATTGAGGCGCAGCGACACGTCTTGGATAATCGTCAACAATGTCATGGGACGAGCCCAACGCGCTGGGCCAGCCGCTTGAACTGCTTGCGCATCTCGACGTTCTCGGCGCGCAGGCGCTCGGCCTCGTCGCGCAGGTTCTCCAGGCTCTCCGGCATGCGCTTGATTTCCTCGGCCATGCGCCTGACCTCGTCGCGCGCGCGCTCGGCCTCGGCCGCATAGCGCATCACCGCCGCGGTGTCCTTGGCCTGGTCGAGCCAGGCTTGCGCCTTGGTGCGCCAGTCGCGCAGGTCGAAGCCGCGCCCGAGCAGGTTGTCGGCCAGGCCCGCGAGCGCCTCGACCGAGAAGACGTTCAGGGCCTCGAGCTCGGCGACCTTGATGGCGGGGATCGCCGGCCACTGCTTGAGCGGCGTGCCCTCGATGAGCCTTTCCTTGCGCCCGGCCTTCCATGCCGCATAGGCCTCGGGGAACCGGCGGATGGTCCCCTCGGTCACCGGTTCGACATGCTCGTTCTGGTTGTCCCCGGCGATGAGGATGCGGCACAACTCGACCTCGTCGCAGATCGGCCGCCCCTCGATCTCGCTCTTGCGCGGGTTGGACTCGAACTTCAGGAAGAACTGAGGCGTAATCCCCTTGTTCATCGCGCGGTAGGTGTTGCCGTCGTCGCCGATGATGGCGTTGGCCTGGCTCAGCGCCAGGAACGGATTGGCGGGGAAGTCCTCGGCGTCG